CCGTTCGCATCCTGATCAGCTTTCGGTCTGTGCGTTCCTGCGCTTCCTCTGTGCCAAAGGTGTTCCACATCCAACGAAAGCCCTCTGGCGTTGATGCTGCGCTGAACTGCCGAACATTGCCGGACCTGAGACGACCGAGGATCTTTGGGAATGCTCGCGTGCAAATAGACGGGTTTACGGTATCAATTTCGTCGCACAAGATATAGGCAAGGTTGAGGCCGATGATCCTTGAGTAATTCTCAAACGATCGGCATAACAGCTTGCTGTCGCCGCCAGGAAAGTGCAAGACGTACTCAGGCAACGGCGAGGCGCGAAACGTGTAGGGAATTTCATAGTGCTCAAGAAACTGCTCAAAGTCCGCTTGCCAGATATCACGAATCAACGGGCCAGTTGGCTCCATCACGCAACCCGTGAAGCCTTGGTTTGCCGCCGCCATGAAGCAAGCCTTTGCCGCTAGGGCTCGCGTTTTGCCAGCGCCGTAACCAGCACTGATGCCAAGGATTTCGGTCTGATCATCATCAACAAAGGCTCGCTGACCTGGGTGCAGGTCTTCTCTGATCCGATCAAGCAGACGCTGAACATCAAACGCCGAGTTGGCATCACCGATCCGTTGCAGCACAGAGCCCTCGGCAATGTGGCTAAGGATTCCGTTCACTGCAGCACCTGGGCAATCTGCGCGGCGGTCTTGATGCAGCCCAAAGCAGCGCCGAGGTTATTTTGCTTTCTGGCCTCTTTTTGCAGCGTTGCCAGTTGGGCAAGAATCTCTGCAGTAAAAGTCAGGCGATCAGTTTCCCAGTCAGCGCGGATAAGCTCCCGCGCACGGGCGATGTAAGTGTCAGCAGTGCGGTCTGATGCCTCCCACTCTTTCGCTGCGTACTGAAGGATTTCAGAGCGAACAGCGCCGTTCGCCAAAAGCCGAGCGACGCGGTTGATGCGCATGTCCATCTCAATTTTGGTGGACTTCTTACCCATCAGTCCTCCGGCTGGCTTTGATCAAAGTGTGACGCAACAGGCTGACAAATGGCGGTGTTACCTGTGAAGTCCTCCCAGCGCTTGACGATCACGTCGCAGTAAGCGGGATCTAGTTCCATCAGGCGCGCATGGCGATGGTCCTGTTCACAGGCAATCAGTGTGGAGCCTGATCCGCCAAACAAATCAAGAATTAGCTGACCAGGCTTGCTGCTGTTTCGGAGAGCACGGCGAGGCAGCTCTACTGGCTTTTGAGTTGGATGAAAATCATTGCTTGCTTCCTTCTGAAGCTCCCAAACGGTCTTTTCGTCAGAAGGGCCAAACCACTGTGGAGAGCAGCCCGATTTGAAGGCGTAAATGCAAGGCTCGCAGTTGGGGATGTACTGAGCCATGAAAGCTCCCAACCCAGAACGAACTTTGTACCACTGAATGACCGCACGCAAATCAAGTGGCAAATTTGAAAAGGAAGCGAATGTCTCGACGCTTTTCCCAGAGGCGAACCAGATGTAGAAAGCCGCGTGATCTGCAGTTACGGGCAACGCTGATCCGAGGGCATCAGCGAACAGATTGGTCAAGTCTGCCCCTTGCAAAGCATCATTTCGGATCTGATCACGTTTTTTCTGATTGTGTCCGCCTTCGTAGCTGACGCCATAAGGGGGATCGGTGAAAACCATGTCGGCCTTTTCCCCGTCCATCAGGCGTTCGACGTGCTGCGGGTTTGTTGAATCACCGCAGAGGAGACGGTGGCTACCGAGAATCCAAAGGTCGCCGGGTTTGGTTGTTGGGTCTTCTGGGGGCTCTGGTACGTCGTCGGAATCGGTTTTGCCTTCAACGGGATCAACATCGGTGACGTTCAGCAGCTCATCAAGGTCGTCTTGATTGAACCAAGGCTCCAGGTCGTGCTCTTCAGAAAGACGATGCAGCATTTCCTGATCCCACTCGCTGAGGTCAGCGGTGCGGTTGTCGGCAAGGGCTAGGCCAACCTTTTGCTCTTCGGAAAGACCAGTGCGCCGAACAGCAATCACCTCATCGCCTTCTGACTCAACGATGCGAACACGGCGGATGCCCGCAGCTTTCGCCCCATCGATGGTGCCGTTGCCGGCAAGGATGCGGTTGTCCTCATCAATGACAATTGACCGCGCTGCGCCGTAACGCTGCAAGGACTCTTTGATTAGATCAGATGAACGATCTGTGCGTCGGCGTGCATTTTTATGATCAGATTTGAGATCGCTTATTGATGCCACAAAAACAAGTGTCGTCCTTCCCTAAAGCTAACAGGAGGTTGTGGTTTCGTGCAGGCAGTTTAGAGCGACTGAAGTGATGTGAACTGCCTGATCGCGTGAAAGGAAGCCACGGTATTTGCGGCGCACTTGTTCAGCAGCTGCAAATAATTGCGCAGGCGTTGGCCTACAAGCGCTTTTTTGAAGCTGTTCAGCTACAACGTGCGAGACTGGTCGGTTTTGTTCCTGTGCAACTTTCCTGTAGCCCTCAAGCTGCTTCTCAGGGATTGAGATTGAGATTTTAGCTTTAGTCATTTTGTCGAAATTTGTAAAATGCGGTCAATTTCTAAAAGTTGATCGCGAATGAAAACATAGTCGTCTTCAGGCAGCGGCTTAGAGTCTTCAAAAGTGTTATCAAGTATCGCCCGAGACACTGCCATGCTGTCATCCAAAAGGCTTTGAAGGCGCAAAAGCACAGGAGATTGGCGTTTTGTTAATTGCTGCATTTTATTCAAAAGATGGCAAAAGTTGATCTACTGATTGCAGTTGCTGCTTGACGGTTGCAATGTAGTGCGGCAGTTGTGGGTTCATGCCAGCTCTGACCTGTTGTCTTAATGAGTTGAGGTCTTTAGCAGAGTGCTGCCAAAGGTCACGGCGCTTGCGATGAATTTCGCGAATCATGTCCTTGTCCGGGTCAACACCTATTGCCTGCTGCCGGCCATTGATGTCGGTTGATTTAACGCCGGAGGAATCGCGGAAGCCTGCGCGTGTGGTTTGGCTCTCAAAGTCTTGAGCCTCGTAGGCAGCGGTGCAGTGGCAAATGATTGCGAGGTCTGAGCCGCCATGACGATGAAGCACGCCGTCGATCACGGTGGCGTCATAGTCGGTCAGATAGTCGTTTAACAGGCCATCGCCGTTGGAGACGATACCGGAGTCGTAGCAGGCAAAGCATGCGACTTTTGGTGCGTAAAAAGTCGTGTCACGGTCGAGCGACGACCGCTTGTGCGAAGAAATCATTTTGGCCAGGGGTGTTTAGAAGGGATCACCTTCTTGAGCGCCAGAGTGCATCAGGGGCACAGGTTGCGCCTTCGCGGTTGTGGCAGTTTCCAGAAAGGACTCATAACGACCATCACGCAGCCATCTGAAGCAATCAGGAAAGGGGCTCGCAAAGCCGCCGTTGCGCTCCGCTGTGGCTTGGTCTTTGAGCGCGGCCATCAAGGCGCCTTCTAGGGCCTCCTGGGGGCCTTTGGCGAGCTTTTTGTATTCAGCCCACGCCTTGGGCTTTGACTGACCCGATGCTCGCCTTTTGATTTTTTGATACCGCTGCCAAAAGGCCAAGAACTCCGGGGAGTAAGCCGGCTTGTCGCGTTTTGGGCCTTTTGCAGCTTTATTGCTGTTATCTAGTTCTTTTGTATCTAGTTCTCTTGTATTTAGTTCGGCGGCAGCTCCTGCCGGGGGAGGGGGCAGCTCCTGCCGGGGGGTACGGCAAATGCTGCCGGGGTCCCCTGCAAATTTTGCCGCCCCGCCAAGACTAGGTTCTGGTGTATTTGCTAAGTGGTTGACGGTCACTCGGTAAAGGTTGGTTGAGCTGTGCCCTTGCTCGGTGTAACGCCTTTCACGCTGCAGCAATCCCATCGACTCAAGCTGGCCGAGCACAGCGCGAGCAGTGCGAACAGAAACGCATGCACCATCCGCGATCGTTTTGAGACTTGGCCAGCAGTTCGCATTGGATCCGGTGAAAGTTTGGATGACCCAAAGGACAGCTAATTGGTTGGGCTGAAGTTTTCCACGCAGGGCTGATGGCAAAGCGGTAAAAGGCACACCTTGCGAAAGAAATGACATGACTTAAAATTCAAGAGCAAAGGACATTTGCGAAAGGGGCATTGCGGGGTTGTCGGTGAGTCAGCCCCGTTTTTTATGGATTGCATCCGGTACGAGTTCGACATCCAGGGGATTGAGCCCGCACCGCAAGGGTCAAAAGTTCGCACGCGCTACGGCATGCGTGAAGCGTCAAAGCGCGTTGGCCCTTGGCGTGATGCCGTCAGATCTGAGGCCCTTGCTGCCAGACAGCCGCTGATTGAGGGCGCCTGCAAGGTGACAGTTGAGTTCAGGTTTCTGCGGCCTGCGTCGCATTTAACCGCAAAAGGGCTGGCTAGCAAGGCTTACCGTCAGCACTACACGCCCAAGCGCAACGACATTGACAAATGCTGCAGGAGCACGCTGGATGGGCTGAGCGGCAGTGCGTATGTGGATGACGCTTTTGTAGTGGAACTACACGCCACGCAGCGATATTGCCTCCCCGGCGAAAGGCCCGGCGCATTTGTGACAATCGAAGAACTGCCCTAATCCCCTGCACCGGCTTGGCAGGCAAAGCCATACTCCGCTCAGTTCAGCAACCACCCCAATGACCAAGCTTCAAAACTGGATCACTACCTGCAAGCAACTCGGCGCTAAAGAGCTGTTACTTCGCTGTAATGCAGCCGCCAAAGCCGGGATGCCCGAGAAGTTTCTAGAGGCAGCCTGTGAGGTTGCACAAAGCAAAGGCATCTCCGCAGATCAATTTGTCATGGCCTTGGCTGCACATGGCGGCTACGTCGGCGGCGCTGATGCCGCTGTTCATTCTTGACCCGTGCGGGCGCACACTAAATCAAAAACAACCACCCCAATGCTTTACTTCCACGAAACAACCCGCTGCGAGGCTTTGCAGGACCAGTGGGAAGACAACCAGCCACAGCGCACTCCTTGCTGGCAGTTTGAGATCCCTTCCATTGGTGTTCTCGATTGGACATCAAACGAGGCCGAGCTGAATAGCTGGATCAAAGCTGCAATTGCTTGCGGCCAAGGCTATAAAAAAACCCTCTGCTGAGGCCAAGCCATGAGCCTTAGATACCGCATCACAGGCGATAGCTGGGAACGCATACAAAACCAAGCCAAGGCTGATGCTCAGGAGGCGTTTGAAACTGGCAAAACCAAGGGCCTCACTGCTCTTGGTCGTGCTTACTATCAAAAACTCACTAATGGCAATGCCAGTGGATTACACAATTGGTCAGCTAAGAAAAAAACTTAAGGAGCAAGGCTGGCTTGTTTGGGGTTTTCAAGAAAATGAAGGCCGCAAGTATTACGCCAAGCATGTATCAACAGGTGAAAAATTTGAGGGCACTTTGGCTGAGTTCAAGTTATTAGCAAAAAACGTTCTTTCACTTTGACCGCATGAACAGCTCGCTTACCGACCTTGGACCAATGTTCAACTATCCAACAGCACCACACAACGGCACGGCAACCAGCCGCGATGCTGCCGAAAGCATCAAGCCACAGGTCAACCGTCTGTGCTCTGAAGTGCTCCGCTGCATCCGCAACAGCCCTAACGGCATGACTTGCGACGAGGTAGAGGTTGCGCTCGGCATGCCGCATCAAACATGTAGCGCACGGTTCCGCGATCTTGCCAAAAGCGAGCCGCCGTTCATTGTCAAAAAAAGGGCATTTGACGGCAGCAACCTAAAACGCGAAACGCGCTCGGGCCGTGGGGCATTTGTGTGGGTGGTCAGCGATTAACTGTGCCAATCAGGTTTCTGGCCCAATCCCCTGCACAAGGGTGGCAATCAGGCCCATACTGACCTCAGTTCAAACAACCACCCCATGAACAACCAGTTCCAAGTTGGCGAAACCTATTACGGCACCCTCGCTGTTGCCCATGGCGATTTTCCTGTTACCTGCATCAAGCGCACCGCAAAAATGGTGACCTTTGAGCACGCAACGCTTGGCCACTGCTACGGGACAAAGCGCAGCAAAATCCACGACCACGGCGAATATGGCGAGTCAGCCCGTTTCCATGGCTGGTACATCAGCAGCACCAAAAAAACTGGCGGTGACTTCGACACGCTGACCATCTGACCCCCACGGGGGCTTTGCCCCCACATTCCCACTTCTCCCCCTAAATCAATGAACAGGCTTTACCGACCACAATCTTTCCCCGGCTGGCTAGCACCGCTTTTTACCTGCGGTCTGCTGGCTCTGCTTGGCGGTGCATTTTGGGTCTCGCTAACCAGCACCCTTGACCAAATGACAGAACGCGACTGCCGCCTAGGCGTTCAGGCCGCCTGCGAACAACTCAACAAATAAAAGGACAAACCCCGTGAAACAACCACCCCTGGCCGATAAGACAGGGTCTGCCCGTTTGCAGACTACACGCAAAATGACGCAGAACGAAGTTCTCAGAACATTTA